CATTAGATTAGCTCCTTATCTTTAAGAGCTTGAGCGATAGCACGACCGCGGATAAAACCCTCGCCGTGGCCTTGTCGGTGACCTATTGAGTAACCGATCACCATAAACATAAAGCCCATAAAACAGGCAAATAAACCTATTAATACATCTAAACTATTCATTACTTAGCCCTTTGTTAAGGCCGATCAAGCTACTAACCGAGTAGCCCTCTCAGCGTTTGTAGTATCAGTATGAGGGCAAAATGTCAGAATACAAAGCGTATAGCCTTTTGGCGTGTCGCTATTTGGCTAGGCGATCCTCGAGCAAGATCTCGTAGATACGGTCTACCCGCTGCTCAATACGCTCAACGCGCCCGGCTAGATTATGGCCGCCGTTACCGTCAGGCTTGAGCTCGCTTAAATAATACTTAACTAGCTTTTGGATGAGCCCAGCCCCTAACCCCAAAATAGTAGTTACCCCCAAGGTAATACCAATTAGGAGCTGAGCTCTTTCCATTACTTTACCTTAACGCCGTTAGCACTCTTGGACGGTGTTAAAGCCTTGAGTAGTGGCCCAATTAGCCCCGCTAAAAAAGCGTTAGCTAATACCTTAGGATCTGTAATCCCTGATAGATATAAAGCGCCTGTACACGCTACGGCATGGCGTAGATATGATTTAGCGTTTTCGATGAGTTGCTCTTTCATTAGCTGCTCCTGTAATGCCCTTAGTTAATTTGAGTTAAAACGCTTACGACGTTTGTACCGCTTGCCGTAACCGCGTATAGGGCCTCGTGATCTCCTACACCAATAGTAATTTTATCGCCATTATCTAACTTGTAGCCGTTAGCCGTAGATACGTTAGCCGCGCCTAAATAGACTACGCCGCCTCCTGAGTTATGTAGATAGGCGGTTTGGTCAAATCCTGTTGCAGCTACTAAAACGGTAGCCGTTGCGTTTACTGTTACTTGAGCACTACTTGGCATTGTGTAATCCTAACTTAGTAATTAAATCTTTTGCTTTAGTTGCACTTACCTCTATCTCAAAGTGCATCTCATCCTTACGATTAACGTAATCGCCGCCCCACTTGAGTCCGTACTTTTTAGCTAGTGCTCGGATCATAGGCACCTTTTCAGCGGGAAACGTGCCGACCTTGCCGAGAGGATGCTTAGTCGCGTTTAGATCGATAGCCGTACCGGATGAGTGACACGATAAGCGATCAGTAGAGCCGCGCACCATACGGAAAGCGTAGCCCCAGTCGTCGAGGGTACCGCCGTCGATAGGCTCTATTAACTTATGAAACTCGGCGGCAAAGGCGGCTAATAGCGGGCCCACGCTACTAGCGCACCTAAGCCTTAAAGCCGTACCGTCTACTGAGTACGACTTTATACCGATCTCTTTCGGATCTTTAGAGGCCGGATATCCGTTATAGCTTGTAAGACTCATCCAAGTAATGCAGCTACTTCATCTGCCGATAGCCCGAGTTTATCGAGTACGGCTTGGCGAGCTGCATTTTTGGCGGCTTGCTCGGCTTTAAGTTTTTCAACATTTGCCGCATCTGCCTCATATTGAGCTAATTCCTCGTTATTCATTTCACGCTCGATGATTTCGTTTGTTTCAATGTTATGCTCTTTAATAATTGGCCTGCTCATTATTTAACTCCGTAAACTAGAATGTTTCCTTGGGCTGTAAAATTGCCAGCTGAAACCGATAGAGCAAAGCTGCTAATAGCAGCAGTATTGTTTGTTGTACCCGCTCCGACATAAGTCGTATTATCGCCGCTGCTAATTCCGCCTAGACTGTATTGGATAGTTTTCCAAGTAGAGGTATTAGCGTAAAGAGGTACATTGATGTTAATCATAGCGTTGCCCGTATTTGCTGCGCTTTGCCATTGGTTAGCCAGTTGAATGGAAGCGCGAGATCCAACACCTGAGGCTTGCGCGGTAGCGCCTTGTAAATAATTCCAAGAGTAAGTAGTGGTAGTTACTCCATTAAAAGTTAATCGAATAATTTCGTTTGGGCTGCTTATCGCAAAGTTAGTAACTACAATTTGTAGATTTGTATAAGCTGAGCTAATTCCCGTAATAGATATAGATGATGCCGCCGTAATTGCGGTGGTGGATAACAAAGTCATACCGCCGCTTGCTGGCGTTGCCCACTTTAAGCCTGTAGCCGTACTTGAGTCGGCGGTGAGTACCGTGTCATTAGCACCTACGGCTAAACGGCTAAAAGTATCCGCACCCGTACCTGCGACTAAATCGCCCTTAGCATCGATAGCCGTAGCCATTGAGTTAGTAATAGTTACCGTACCCGATGTGCCACCGCCGCTAATACCTACGCCCGCGGTAACTCCCTCAATGTCACCCGTTGCCCCTGAGGCTACCCAAGCTGCACCGTCGTAATACCATAAAGAGTTATTATCTTTTGTAAATGCAAACTGTCCCTCGGCCGGTGCGGTAATAGCCGCATCTCGAGCCGTAGTTGTAGCGAATACGTTAATGCCCTGCATGAGGTAGCCGTTTACGTCACCGGCGGTTAATACCTCACCTGTTGTAAAGGTCTTAAAACCTTGACCAGCTGCCATCTCTTGCTCCTTAGTACGCTAACACGGAGGTATCGAGCACTCCGTATAGTGGTGAGTCTAATATAAAGCCGTCGATAATCGGCTCTAGTGTTGTAAATGTCGTTTTCCATGAGTTAGGCGTAACGCGGTGTATAACGCCAAACACTTGGAGAGTCTGTTGGAGGGTCGAGTTACCAGGTTGATTAGTCGTAATCTCTACCGGATCAAAAAAATCTAAACCTAGAGCGGCAAGGATGCCATCGTTATAATCATCCATGTAAAGATCAAGCTCTACGGCATCGCATCGAGTTTGTGTATCTTTACGGCTTGCTACATAAGCCCGGGCATAATCGAGCGCGGCTTGGTCCGTATCCATTACGAGATTTTGTTGGTTATATGAGTGGATAAAATACTCATCGATGGAGTCTTGGTCCTGAGCTAGTTGAGCCGTACCGCCGATCTTGGTAATCGAGGCAGAGTTATAAACCTGAGTATCATCTAAACGCCAAACGGCATTAAAGTAATTGATATCGGTACCGTCGTCATTAAAGCGAGTTACCGGAAAGGCTTGCGACTCGATACAAAAGGCGCGATCGTGCAGCTCTACGGATCCTCGAGCATTGATATATAAAGCGCCGTACTCTGAGATCGTGGCCGTTTGTAATGCAGCTAGAGCGGTACGAGGCGTGCCCGGGTCGGCTTGGAAAATGGTGTCTCCGTACTGTATCTCTCGCATAGATGGAGGCCAAGCGATCTCGTCGAGGATAGCGTTTACGCGCTCGCCCGGTAGGTCGCCGGCTTCAGCTAGTGTCACCGTAGAGATTTGGCTATTTTGGAAAAGTCTAAAAGCATCGACGGCGGTAATCGTTGTATAAACTACATCCGTGGCCATTTTAGGCGTTGTAGTTGTATAGCTAGTAATAAAGCCGCTAAACATAGGGTACTCGGTGCCCTCGTATGTACCCGTAATCTGTACCTTACGTAGAGGTGTAAGTAATCCGTAATAAGGTCCGGCGGGATTTTGAGGGTTAAAGTCGCCATTTTGATCGACGATACGCAAAGTTAGAGTACCCGTTTGGAATACGTCCGCCTGAGCGTTACGGCCTCTCATAGTGGTAACGCCGTCTACCTGACTCGATACATCGACGATTAAAGCTTCGGAGTCTGCAAGGATATTAGTCCCGAGTATGCCCGTATCTAGGATCATCGCTTGAGCAAAAGATGGACCGGTAGAAAAGTTAATAAGTGCGTTTATCGTAGGTACGGTCATAATGCACCGGCCGTACTAATCGGATCTCCGCCACGGTTAAGGCGTTGGATCGTATCTTGGATAAGTACCGTAAACTCGTCCTGTTGAGCGATTACGCCCGCGCTGATATTCACGTTATAAGTTGCAGGGTATCCGCCGCCGTAATTCATAGTAGGGCTATAGCCGCCTAGATCCTCTTGTTGGCTAGAGGTGAGGCTATTGTAAAACTCTGTAGCGCTGATATCGCCGCCTAGTTTGGCGGTAGCTGCAGCGGTCTTAGCTACTGTATCGAGGATAGCCGTAGTCGATATAACCGGGCCCGTTACAAAGTTTGTACCGCCGATATTAGTAAGTCCGCTACTGCCGCCTCCGGTGCCTACCTTGCTTAATAGGTTTATGTAATCTTGTAGAGCCTTTAGGCGTGCATCGTCCGCGGCCTTTTGTGCCCGTGCTACGCGATCGATCATCGATAACTCGGCAGACTCACGTAATAGAGTTGCCGTTTTAGTGGCACTTACGGAGTTACTTAAAGCTGCAAGGCGAGCGATCTCGGTTAGTTGGATCTGTACTCGCTCGGAGTATTGCTCTTTTGCTGCTAGTTGCCCAGCTGCTACGAGTGCGGCGTTGTACTTCTTAAACGCTTCCTCACGTGCTAGCTCTTTATCGCCCTCGGCCATCTTGCTATCGTTGATGCCCTTAAGCTCTGCTAATAGTTGAGTGTTTAGAGCTGAGAGAGTTGTCTCGCTGATCTCTTTAACACCGGCTAACTTGGCAAGATCCGCGTTTTTCTGTAGTGCGGCTAGCTCGCTAATCTTACGTAAAGCGAGATCGCCGTTATCCTCCTCGATAGCCTGTAAAGCCTCAAGGCGTAGGATCGTATCCTTGTCATATGTAGCCCGTAGAGCTGCGGCGATCGAGATGCGGTTAGTATCAAATACGGCCGCGGCCTTTGATAACGAAAGTTTATTTTTCTCAGCAAGGGCCGATTTCTTTTGGAGTGCTAGTAATTCTTTAGCTCGCTTAGCTGCATCCGCTTCGGCCTTGGCCCGGGCCTTGGCATCTGCCTTTTGTGTATCTTGGTTGCCGGCAGAGAGTGAGCGATTACCAAACCCGCCGGGGATCTTGCCCGCGTTGAGGCCGTAATACTGTTGCAGGATCTCGCCGGCCTTAAGTCCTACCGTGGCATCGATGAGCCCGGCGATAGCGGTACTTAGAGTATCGATCTTGGAGATGGTGTCGTCGATAGTCTTTCCACCGGATAGAGCGGTAAGAGCATTGATTAAAGATTTACCGATTTTCTCGCTAGCATTTTCTGAGGCTACGGCGAGCTTATTCATCGAGCCTACGTAACTATCGGCGGCTACTTTTGCTTGTCCGGCGAATAAGACTTGTAGGCGCTTTTGTACTTCCTCAAAGTTTGAGGATGCTAGCTCTGCCTGAGTAAGGCCAAGGTTAAGAGAGCGTAAGCCCTTAAAGTTACCTACATATGCTTGGCTTAATATCTCGCTAGTTTTAGCTAAGTCGGTACCCGTGCCCGCGGATACATCCATAGCAAGGTTTAGGATCTCTTGGCTCTTGGCTACTGATCCGGTTACCTGTAAAAGTTTAATCATGGCCGGTTGCAGCTGATCGCG